CGACTTTGTGTCTACGCGTCGAGGACGTCCCGAACGTTCAAGATGCTCATCATCAGTCCCAGGCTTAGGACTGATCTGGCCGCTCGCTCTCTTCCAAGAGGTTGCGAAGCTAGCATCCTGGCGGGAAGCACTTTCGTGCTTCTTTTCCAGAAGGATGAGACACTTCAGCAGGGCGCCATGATCTGTCAGTCGTGAGACTGGCGGATCGGCGACAACTACCCAGCCCTTGACAAGGGGCCGGTGTAGTGTGTCACAGTATTTCTGGGTTTCGTAGCCCAGAAAACTGTTGCGCCCTAGCACAGGAGAACTCTCGAGAACCACCGGGTACGGGATTAACCGCCCCAACAGCCCATCGAGGTATCTAGCCGTCTTCCACATACCAGCGTAATACATCTGGTTGCGGAATGAAACGGTAGATACAATCTCCTGAACGCTCGTGCGATCAGCAGGGAGCATACTACGCATACGGACCACAGATACATCGTGGCCGTCGTAGAAGTCCTTGCCGCAAGACTCTCTGAACTTGCCTGACCAGAAAGACTTGCTCGCGTTCACCTTGAGCCCAAAAGCTTCAAGGTACGTGATGACCGCATGCACAAATCTACGGGGGACGATGATATCGTCTCCGTAGACGCGCACCTGACCGAGGAAGCTACGAATAGTTCCTCGGGATACTGGGGTGTTGAGCTCTGACTCTATCGCGCAAAAGGCAATGGTCGCGAAGACCATTGCCTCGAGCGGAAAGGTTAGAGCTGAACCCATTGACGCGAACTTGGCCAGGCGAATTACACCATGACCAGGCACATCAGCCTTTCGGGATCTACTTGAATCCACTGCACCGTTGAGGTGCGGGTGATTTGCAAGCAGCTCTCGTACATGCTGATTCGAGACTCGGTCGGAGGCCTCTGAGAGGTCGAGGGTTGCAAGGGCTCCATTCCTAGAGCCCTCACGAGCAAGGTGCTGATTAGGCACCTGCTCTGCCCATCCGATAAGGCCTGAAGCGATGTCATCTGCTTCGACGGCCTTCCCGATGCAGTCCAGTAGTCCTTGTTGCATATACTGCATGCAAGTAGGCTCGACTGCAATGATCCGGGGAGTCTTGAGCGTCTTAGGCACTGTGATGACCCTGACGGGTCGCTCAGCGCCAGGTTCGAGGATGGACACATGGCTGAGGTCTTGGAAATACCTCCAGCTGGAAGCAAGATGGATCCCATGAGGGAACACTTGTTCCAGTCGCCGGGGCCATTCAGCTTGTTCCCACTTCGCGTTTCCGCGGAGTCGGTCGGCTGTGGCTCCTGGGCCATGCTTTGGGATGATGGCCGTTCCACCTTCTTCGTAGACCATGCGGTCCACGGAAGATAGAACGTCACCCCAAAGCAGAGAAGACATGCGACGAAACTGAGTGACCATCTCTGGTCTTTCAGCCAAGCGCGCGTCCGAACTGCGTACATCCTGCTCACACTCAACGTAACTCCTGATAGCGCGGGCCTCTCTTGCAGGAGTGCAAGGGAGGTTTATCTTTGCGAACATCAGCGTTAGCTGACGAATCGCATAGATGTGCGCTACAGAAGGATCGTTGAGCAACACACCTGTCTCACGATCGAACACATGGTCAAGGAAACCTGAGAGAAATCTCGGGAGACCGCCAGTTCGGGCAAAGCCCATGAACTGGTCGTGACCGACGAATCCTTGGTCCAGACTTTTTTGGAAGTCTGCGCCAAAGTTCGACAGGGTGATCGTTAGAAACGACCACCCCTCGTGTTCGAAACGCTCCGCGATGGTTTTGCCATCGCGGATGGTGCTAGTGCAACACAGTGTGCTCAAATCATCGAGCACACACTGCAGGAACGGCATCGGGCTTTTCACCGTGGCCTCACTCAATGTGAAGCTGCGCGGATCCTTGCTTCGATGCTCACCTTCTCCCGTGGCAACGCACAGCTGCACGGAAACTGTCCCATTTACCTTCGGGACAGAGTCAGTTCTCCCCACCAAGAAGCTTGGTGAGGTTGGCACCAGAGGTCGCCTGAAGGTTGGCGAGGAAGCCGTCGATGACGGCCTTCTGCTCCGCAACCGTGTAACCGGTGTTCGGAACATCCGCAACGATGTAAAAACTCATCGAGTACGGGGTGTTCTGAGCCGGGAACAGCGGGTCAGGAGCAACCTTCCGGTGCTGGATCCTGGCGGTGCGACGGCTGCGCTTGCCCACGGTGTGGGCAACGGAGAAAACAATGTTGTTGTCAGCGGAAGAAAACTCTCCGCTTCGAACTCCATTGTTGGTCCGTGGCAGCGAATTCGCAGTGCCAGAGATCGTAACTGACTGAGGGTCGGTGAACATGAAGCGTCGTCCTTGCAGAGTTGGACCCCCCGCGCCTGTTGGCGCGGGAGGCGATGCTCTCTCTGGTTATTCTACTACCAGAGAGATTCGGGACCCTTGGTGATACCAAGAGCACCCAGGATCGACCACTGCTTCAGGCTGAATGCCTGAGGGTTGAGGCCGAACCCGAAAGGTGTGGCCCTGACACGTTGCTTCCTCACTCGCGTGAATTGCATCGTGTACGGCCCGCTGATCCCGTTTTTGAAAACGGGACCAACGAGGGTAAAGGTGTGATCTGTGATTGTCTCACACATCAGGTACCCATACCGCATCACTAGACCGTCTGACCCTAGGTGGCTAGCATTGGCAATGTTATCGCCAAGGTTAGCTTTCCAGTCAGACAGCCAACTCCATGGAGCCAGGTTCCACAGTACTTCCGGAGTGATCCGGACGCCGAACAGGTAATTAAACTCCTGCTCAGCACGTTCTAGCTTCCTGAGGAAATTCTCATTCCCACCAGGAAGAAAGTACGAGTACGCGCCCGAGAACTTGACAGTCTGTTGACTGCGCAAGGTCTCGTACATGGTTCCGCCACTCACCCCATTGACCATCATCGAATTGAAGACAGTCGGAGGAATATCGACACCTGTGTTCAGGGTGCCGGTACTCTCCCACGCTTCCTCGGAAACGGTCGTTGGGAATGTCATCTTGCGCCGGATAGGTCTTCCGGCATCGCGAATGTACTGATCGAGCAAAGCTCGAGCATTCATCGCGGTCGTGTAAGTTTGAGTGAGCGCCCCCAAAAGGGGAACCCAACCAAACTGATGCTCCAGATACTTCTCGCCGGCAAGGCGAGCTGTACTGGCTCGAGAACGGAAGTCCTCGAGGGATTGTTCCACGCCGGCTGGAAAGCCTTCGCGGTAGATCTCAGCAAGGTTCACGGCAAGATCCGCTACTGACTTGGATGGAGCGGTCTGGGAAACTGCCTTCGGTCCGTAATACCCACTGTCAAACGTGGGCCCGGACTGAAAGTAGCTCCCATGGCTGCTGGGGTAGTATACCAGCGGCCCTCCATACCGATATCGAGGCCACGGCCCGGTTTGACCGGTTTCCGTGATATCGATGTGGGGATGAGACAAATACAACGTATCACACGTTGTATCGAACTCATGCCCCCGGTCTGTTCCCCTAGGATAGTCGTCTTGACGAGCGTTCTCACTCAGGGCATGAAACATGCCTGCGTAAGTACCGCCCGTCGAGTCGACAATATCCTCTAAAGAAGAGGGAACATCAAGTCCGCGGATACGACGTCCTGTTCGATGGGACGTCGTACGTTGAGTGGGAGCGAAATCAGCCAGACCATCGGAACGTTTTGACACGTCCCACGGCCCTCCGGGAAAATACTGCGTACTCGTTTGACGAGTAACGTTAGCATTCCTCGGAGTCCGTCTGGTCTGAGTGATAACGCTGTCCAAGGAGACCCCTCGGGGTAGAAGGACACGCATGCCGGGTGGCATGCGTGAGTGGACAATGGCTTGTCACCATTGCCAGTGCACTAGCACCGGCGGGGCCCTCACG